AGGTCGTTCGGTGATGGGTTAGATGGTCTGTCTGCGGGCGCGCAAGGCGCACTGGTAAGCGTGGTGTACAACCGTGGCGGCTCTACTGTAGGATCAGCCAGGCGCGAGTACAGAGAGATCAGAGACGTGTGCATCCCGGAGCGCGATGAGGCTTGCATTGCTGCGCAGATTGAGGCAATGTGTAGGCTGTGGCGTGGCGGATTGTTTGAGCGCGGGCTGTGCGGCAGGCGCAGCGCGGAAGCAAGGCTCATTGCAAAACAGTAGTTTAACGACCCACAAAATTCTTGAGGGGACGTCTAGCTTTAATTGGTTTGTTGTGTTATAATAGTATCAAGGTCGGAGCCTAGATTGAGAGCTGATTAGATGGATGGATTAGAAGTTCTAAGAAATCAGAATCACGGGCAGAATAAGCACGTTGTCTTAAGGGCGTGCGTAAACTCCGGCTCCGACGATCTTGTTGCTACCAAAACCTTTATGGGCGTCGACTATGTTGTAGTACCCATAATCGCTCTAGTTGAAGGTGTACTCCATTCCGCTAATGCCGATAAACCTGCATTGGCCTTAGCTTCTGAATTTGGGCTTTTCCCTGCAGGTTGGAACGGTAGACCTGTAGTTTTTAGCCACCCCATACGTTCGGGGCAGTCTGTAAGTGCTAATAGCGTTGACGTATGGGAAACAGAGGTGTTTGGGTTGCTGTTCAACACTGCGTTGGACGGAACCAAGCTAAAAACAGAAATGTGGCTTGAAAAATCTAAAGTGCCTCCGGAAGTCATGGCCCTTTTAGATGCTAGCACTGATACTGGCACGTTTTTCGAGGTGTCTACCGGGTTGTTTACTCTGGAAGAGGAAGTATCCGGAACATTTAACGGCCTCGAGTATTCCTATATTTGGCGTAATATCGTACCAGATCACCTTGCCGTACTGCCTGAAGGTGTCATCGGCGCTTGTAGCGTGGAATCAGGATGTGGGGGTCCGAGAGTAAATGATTCCCTCAGGGTAAATATGTACATAGGAGAAGATATGAAGACGTTCACAATTAAAAACTGTTTGCCCTTGCTAGGGTTGAGGACCAATGAATTATCGTCCCAAGACAAGATGGCAGCCGTCGAAACTGCCTTAAATAGGGTTGCAGGTAGCCAATTCAGTTATACATATGTGCTCGCCTTGTTCGACTCTCGGATTATTTTTGCAGGTAACCGGAAAGAGACGAGCTTAGATGTTGATACGAGGTCCTCTTGGGGAACGTATGAAGCCTCGTATTCAGTGGAAGAGGGGGGTAAGGTTACAGTTGGAGCCTCATTCACAGAGGTACGCGCTGAGACGCAGTTTGTGCCTTTGATTATTGAGTCTGGACAGCCTACGCCTGCGCCTACGCCTGCGCCTACATCCACATCTTCCCCTGCAGCAAACATGTCAGTCCGAGAAGGAGCAACTAAGATGAATGCAGATAACGTTACAGAATGCACCTGTACAGGTGCAAATGCCACAAGTGTTTCGACCTCCGAGAATGTCCCAGCAGCCATGGAAGCTACGGCCGGCACTCCCGAGGAGGCTGTAAACGTGAATGTGAATGCTGCCGCGACGCCACAACTGCCTACGGAATCGTCTGGGACTTCGCATCTGCACACTTTGTCGGAGCTTTTGGCTTCAGCTACGCCTGAGGTGCAGTTCCAAATTAACGAAGCCTTGGAGTACGCAGACACGATCCGAGCCGAATATGTGACCGAGTTGACTACCAATGGCAAATTCGCCGTAGAAGATCTGAAACCTTTGAAGCTGTCTTTGCTCGCCAAAATGGTAGGTGCCTTGAAGGAACAGGGTAAAATTCGGCCGTCTAAGGAGGAGTTTGATTTTTCAGGTAATAGTTCAAGCTTGTCGCTGAATAGCAATAGCAATAGCAATAGCGAGGCTGACTATACGCCGGCGCGTAAAGTTTTTGAACCTAAAGTCGTAGCGGCAAATAACTAAGGAGACTCGAGATGTCGAATACAATTGTACTGCGTGGCAAAGGGATTTATAAGGAAGCTAATGCTGGAGGCACTATCACTCCAGGGCATCTTTTGATGCGTAGTGGCGCTAATTTCGTGGTGCATAGCGCGGCTGAAGGTAATGCTTATGCACTGTTTGCGCATGAACAGGACTTCGTAGGCAGAGACTTGAATACCAATTACACGGCAAATGAGCGTGTATTGGCCATCGTACCTGAGAGGGGGGCCGAAATCAATGCATTGGTGCCGGCTGCAGCTCCTGCCATCGCTGTAGGTGACGAATTGGTAAGTAATGGTGATGGCACTTTGAAGAAGGTCACGGCAGCGGCTTTGGCTGTTGGCAATGTACGTCGCGTAGTTGCAGTTGCATTGGAGGCGGTAAATAATTCAGGCGGCGGCACTCCCGCTCGCATTCGTGTAGAAATTGTATAAGGAGAATGAAATGGGCGATGAAACTGCTGTGATTGAAAATCTGACATTGAATAATGCTGATTCCAATGGATTTGGCTCGGTGGCCTCGCGATTGATGTGCAACGGCTTGAACATCAACGCCTTGCGTACCAATGCGGTCCTGCACAAGGATGAGTGGGAGCAATTCGACGCTGTTGTCGTTGAAGTTGCACGTAGTCGCCTTGTAGGTATTGCCGATCTTCAAGACGCTAACTTGGTTGTGTCAATCCCGAATGCAATGGGCGTCACGACTGTTCAGCATGAGACCATGAGCGACATGTCGGATGCTTCAATTGATATGTCAGGGCTTACCGAGGCTGAGGCCGATCGAGTGCTCTTCCAGCCGGTTAATACTCCGCTGCCGATCATCCATAAGGATTTCCATATCAGCCTGCGTAATCTGAGCTCCAGCCGCCGTCTCGGCCTTCCGTTGGATACCACCCAGATTGCAGTTGCAACGCGCCGTGTCGCCGACCGCATGGAAGATTTGCTGTTTAACGGTACTACTGTCGGAGCCGGCGGCGGCACTATTTGGGGTTATACCAACGCTCCGACGCGTAATACGGGTACAGTAGCAGCCTCTTGGGCATTGGCTGCAACTGCCGGTACCTCTATCCTGGACGATTTGCTTGCAATGATTGCAATTGCACAGTCGGACAACATGTTTGGTCCGTACCAATTGTATGTCTCAGTCCCGGTGTATACTCGCCTGCTGAACGACTTCAAGACGAATAGCGACAAGTCCATCCTTGGTCGAATTTTGGAAATTCCCGACATTCGCGGTATCAAATCGACCACGCGCTTGTCGGGTACTAATGTCCTTTTGGTGCAATTTACCAGTGATGTGGTTGATCTTTTGGACGGTCTGCAGCCCACTCCAGTTTTTTGGGAGACTCAAGGCGGTATGATGCTTAACTTTAAGGTTATGGCTATTACGGCCCCACGAGTGAAGGCTGATCAGTCAGGTCGTTCCGGGATTGTTCATTTCTCTTAATGCGTGGGGTGATTTGTAATGAATAGCGCGACGTCGCAATACAAACTTCTGAGCGGGAAGCATTGGATCCAGGGCAAGTGTATTCGCGCCGGCGGATGTGCAACGTTGACTGCGGAGGAGGTTGCTAAATTCCCTGGTAGGTGGCAACTGGAGACGACAGCCTCGAAGTCGGCCCAAGCTCCAGCCCCAGCTTCGACATCAAAGTCAGCGGCTGCGGCGAAAACCTCTGCAAAGTAAGGAAGTAGAATGTCCCGGATTAGCGCATCTCAGGTAGAAGTTTTAATTCCTAAAGGCGTTACGCCGGGACAGTTTTCTATGGCGATTGAATCGGCAAGCTTTATAGTTGATGAATTGCTGGCGGCAGATACTGCAGCCGTCATTAGCTCCTCAGGTGCTGTCCAGATTGAACTTTATTTGGCGGCGCATTTTGCTGAACTTTTCTCCACTCAGGGCCCGTTAAGTTCCACAAAGTTAGGGTCCAGCGAAGATGCATTTCATAACATCTACGGCAGTGGGCTTAAAGCTACTAGATTTGGGCAGCATGCGGTTCAGTTAGATCGAACTGGATACTTAGCGGCGCAGGTGAATAGAGTGATTACGCCTGGCCTTTTAACTGCTGTGTTTAGGGTGGTATAATGAAACTAGTTCATCGCGCTACATGGTGGGCTACAACGCCTGATGGTTTTGGCGGGGATTCTTTTGCTGCACCAGTTCTGTTAGATTGCTGGTGGGAGGATAAATCCGAGTTGTTCCGTAGCGGCCTAGACAGGCGTGAATATGTTAGCAATTCTATTGTAGTGGTTGATCGGGATCTATCTTTAGGTGATTACCTTTATCTGGGCGAACATGCAGATTTGTTAGATCCTTCGATGGTGTCCGGAGCAAATAAAATCCAGCAAGTAAGCAGGGTGACTGATTTGCGCAACGTCAGCATCTTAAGACAGGTAATTCTTTGATGCGCAGGACTGTGAAGGCGGGTTTTGGGAGGCTGCCAGGAAGGACTCGGCAAGGCTCTCATGCAGATTTTCGAAAAAGCGCTACAATCTCTGCCCGCGATAGTATGTCGGATGTTATAAGGCGATACAATGCTTTGATTTCATCGCTTTCGGTTGCAACACCTGAGATTCTGGCACAGGCATTAACGCCGACATTTACATTGAGCCAGCTTTATGTGCCGCAAAAAACTGGAGCCTTACTCGATAGCGGGCGCTTGGAGGTTACGAACGTAAAGGGTTTTGCGCGAGCTGAGATTGTCTATGGCAACGCTAAGGCTTGGTATGCTGCATTAGTGCATGAGTTTGTATGGTTAAATCATGAATTTCCTACGCAGGCTAAATACTTGCAGGCAGCTATGGAACAAACTGCCGACAATTTCCTGGACGAAATCGCTAAAAATTATACCGATATCATGCTAAGTTAATGGGTAGGGCAATAAAGCTATGAAAGATCCTGCACGAGCATTCGCACAGCTTTTAGAGACTGCTGGTGCAGGAATTTTTGCTGCATCCTCGGGTTGGAGCATAAATGTTGGATTACCTCCTTCAGCGCCTGACACTTCAATTTTAGTGAATCATGTCGGAGGCACATCGCCTTTCCCCTCTTTGCTCCTAAATCAACCTACGGTGCAGATAGTTGTTAGAGGAGGCCGCAATGGTTATGTTGTAGCTCGCGATAAAATGACCGACGTAGTAGACATTTTGTTGGGGCTAGGAAATGTAGTTGTAAACGGCGATACTTACCGTGCGATACTGCAACTCGGTGATGTGGCAACTTTAGGCTTCGATGATAGTTTGCGTCCAATGTTCAGTGCTAACTTCAAAGCCTATGTGTTGCCCGCTCCATCGGCGTTGTCACAGCGAGTTCCGATTGAATAAGGAGAAATGTAATGGCTAAGAAGGTTCTAGTATCCGCCGACAACATAGTATTTGCATTGCTGCCAGGCAGTACAGGTGAATTCAGTAAGCAGGGTCAGTCAGTATCTGATACTGTGCTGGGTGAGACGTATAAATCTAGTATTACAGGCGCCATTACTTGGTCTATAACCTCGAATTCCATCTACAAAGGATTTGTAGGGTTCCAGGCTAAGTTGTTGCGCCCAGGCACACCGGTAACAATTGCAGGTGCAAGCACTAGTCTCGTGGCAGGGAAAACCTATCAAATCACTAACACAGCTCAACGTGTGATGGATCGTAGCGCGGTCGTAGCAGTTTTCGATGGCGTAACAAATGTAACTAGCAGCGTAGAGTCCATCGATTATCTCTTCGGGATGGTTACATTCGTAAGTACGTTTACGCCTGTTGGAACAATTACGCTCGATTACGACTATTTGCCGCTACAGACTCTAGGTAAATACACATCGTACACTCTGACGCAAACATCCGAGGCGATTAAAACCTCCGATAGCCCGACTTTGGCTACTAACGGAGGCTTCGATACGCACATTCCAGGGTTGAAAACCGTAACAATGGCGTTACCTGCTATCTTCAGCGTCGCCGATGGCTGGGGTACAATTCTAGCAGCTCGCGACGAATTGATCATCGAAATCAATCCCGACGGCCTTGGCGGTAACGGCTCGGTTGGGCGCGGATTTTTCCGTCTGATTTCGGATTCGCAGTCAGGCGACGTAGGTGCCTTAGAGGAAGAAACACTGAACTTTGAACTCTCAGTACCTTTCGCCTCCACAGGGCCTAGTATTGCTCGACCTTTTGGTTGGGTACATGGCACCAATTCGCCTATCCCAGCGGCTATTAAGATTTTGCTGTCAGCTTGGGAGACGGATACTACCGCTTTTGCTCGCTACCTCCATGACGGTGTCAATGGCTGGGGCGGTGAAGTGGTAGTTACAGACGTCACCCTGACTGGCGGCAATGATGCCCCCAATACCTTCGCAGCATCTTTTACAGGTAGTGGGGCTTTTGTAGCGATACCCTAATGCAATAAACATCACCAAATGGAGGTTGTAATGAGTGTTAATAATGTCAAAGCTAACGAGACTAATTCCGACAATAATGGCAGCGGTAACATCGCACGGATTCGAAGCGCTTTCTTCGCTAAGAAACCTAAGTCCGTCGTAGTGAACATTGGGACTAAGCAAGCTCCGGTGGATATCCTGGTCACTCAAATCCCGGCAGGCAGCGTCTTGGACCTTGTCGAATTCGACGACATGAAAACTAAAACCGCGCATCTGCTGGTAGGATCTTGCGTAGATCCACAGACTTTTAAGCCCGTGTTTGATCTTGCAGATGTTGAGGCAATTCTTGCACGCCCCTACTCGGAGGATTTCAAGCGTATATTGGACGCGGCCAATGAGCTGTCCAATTTTGACGTCCAAGTGGCCCA